CGGCCAACACGGCATCCACGAATGCCAGCAACGCCGTTACCACTGCCAACACAGCATCCTCCAATGCTACCACAGCTGTTGCTACGGCTAATGCAGCCACGACAACGGCAAACAACGCCCTGAGCACCGCTAACACGGCTCTGAGCAACTCCAATACTGCTATTAGTACTGCTAATAGTGCGATTGCGGCTGTGGCCAGTGCTGTGATCTACACTCCGGTTGCTAACCTGACTGCTCTGGCAGCTCTCACCCCGACAAACGGTGACTACTTTGAGCTGACCGATTCTACTGGTGCGGAGTCCTCGGCTCTGATCACTGGTGTGACTGTTGGTCTGGTTGGTGCCCCTGGTCTGACCTTCCGTCTGCGGTATGATGCCCCTCCTGGTATCTTTACCTTCCTTGGCTACTTTGCCAATGACTCGGAAACTCGGTATCTGAAGCTTCAGGGTGGTACAGTCACCGGCAACCTGGAGATCGGAACTACTGGCTCTCTGACGTTTGAAGGTTCCACTGCGAATGCCTTTGAAACGACGGTGGCAGTTGTGGATCCGACTGCTGATAGGACCATTACGCTTCCAAACGTCACTGGAACGGTTGTTACAACTGGAGATACGGGAAGCGTTACTAACACAATGCTCGCTGGAAGCATTGACAAAGCAAAAGTAACTGGAACAGCTATTACTGCTGCTGACACTGGTACTGTTACCAGCACGATGATTCTTGACGGAACCATTGTTGATGGTGATGTTAATGCCTCTGCTGCTATTGCTGGTACCAAGATCAGTCCTAACTTCGGCAGCCAGAACGTCGTTACCACTGGAACCTCCAGTGCTGCTGCTCTGATTCCTACCGGAAGCTCGGTACCCACTAACGGTACTTATCTGCCTGCTGCGAATGCTGTTGCTATTGCCACCAACAGTACTGAGCGTCTTCGTATCGACAGCTCGGGCCGCTTAGGTCTGGGGACTACGACGCCTAATGCTAATTTGCACGTTAAAAGCGGCACCGACAAGAACACTTGGATATATAGCCACCCAACATACGGAAACTCATTAATTGGCATTAATGATGTAGGTGACACCTATACGAGTTTGTCTATTGGTGCTTCTCCATTAATTTTCCGAACTGCCGGTGGGACAGAAGCGGCTAGGATTGACTCCTCAGGCCGCTTAGGGATTGGCAATACTGGGCCTGGCAGTTATAACGCTGGGTTTAACCAGCTTGTTGTCGGCTCAAGCGGTGATCAAGGTGTAACCATTGTCTCTGGCACCTCAAACTCTGGAACCATTGCATTTGCAGATGGAACCAGTGGAGCAGACGCATACCGTGGCTATGTTCAGTATCAACACGGAAGCACAAATGCGTTGGTGTTTGCCACTGATGGCAGCGAAAGATTCAGGTGCGACTCAAGTGGACGCCTGTTAGTTGGCACGACTACCGCCACTGCCAACGGTGGCGTTTTGGAACTGTCTGGCGGCATCACCTTCCCGGCAACAGCAGTTGCAGCAAGTAATGCAAATACGCTGGATGATTACGAGGAGGGAACTTGGACGCCTGTGTTTAATGCAACCGGAGCAACTTTTACAACTACATCTAATGTCGCAAGATACACAAAAGTGGGCAATCAAGTTACGCTTGTCGGGTATTGTCAAATAAGATGCAGTGCTGGCTCTGGTGCTAACCCAGTTACTGTGACAGGTCTTCCTTTTGCCACCCCCAATATTGGTAATTTTTTTCAAGGATATTTACTTGGTAATCCAAATATATTCAATGGTTCCGGCTTTCCGCTGGGAGCATTAATTCAACCAAACACATCCACAATAGATCTAAAAAAATATTCGAATAATAGTGGTGTTACTACTGGAGCAAATTTAAATTCCGCTGACATGACAGACGCAAGCTTTTCGTTTCAGTGGTCGATCACTTATTGGTCTGTTTAATCTTTAGCCCGCAATGGCTCAAAACTACGCCTAAACCCGTTATGTCTGGAGGACATTCCTAATGGCTACTTTCACTGAACGTCACGAGCACCAGCTCGAAATCATTCCGCCTTTCTCGATCATCCAGTGCCGCCGCGCTGACATCATCGAGAAGGATGGCGAGCAAGTTGGCAAGACCTATCACCGCCACGTCCGCGTCCCCGGCGACGACGTAACAGGCGACTGCACAGAGCTACAGGCAGTTGCCGGTGCGCTATGGACCCCCGAGGTAGTTGCGGCATATCAAGCATCACTGAGCCAGGGAGAGTAGTCCTACTCACTTCGGGGGTTGACAGGGGTTGACGGGCCGTGTACCGTTAGGGGGTAGTTCACCTTCTAGCTCCATGGCCCTCACCCTCATGTCTGCCTGGGACCAGTTCGTTGCGGAACGGTCCATTTCCCTGTCGGCCACAAGCCTCACGTCCGACTACCGCCAAGCCCGGAACTGGCTCAGCCGCTGTCCCCACCAGAATTTTGAGACCGAGGGTCGCCTGATTCTGACCTGGGTTCTCCAGCAGCAGCCGGTTCAGTCGGCAAGGCGGGTGGCCATGTACCTTAAGGCCCTCTACCGCTGGGCCAGCCAAGAGGACATTGCTATCATCGCACGAAATCCGATCATGACCTTCCGGATGCCCAAGGCTCCACAAAAGGACGAAGAAATCGTGGTGATTCCCAGGGACGAGATCGGTCTGGTGATGGTTGCCCTTGAGGCAAAGCAAACCTACCGGTCCACCAACTGGGCCACCTACGCGGAGTTTATGCTCCAGACTGCCATGAGGACCGGCGAGGTCAGGGCCCTTACTTGGAACGACATTAAGGACGATAAGATCCTGGTCCACAAGAACTTTACCCTGACCCACGGCCTTAAAAACAGCACAAAAACGAATAAGAAGCGTTGGGTACCCCTCAATGCGAAGTGCAAAGAGATCCTTGACACCTTGGATCAGAACGAAGAGTATCTCTTTCCTTGGGATAGGTCCTCGTTTCAGAGTTACTTTCGCAAAAAGATGGATCGGCTCCGTGCTGCGGACCTGATTACCCACCTCTATCGCCCCTACGATCTGCGTCATACAGCAATTAGTCGCTGGATCGAGGCAGGCATTCCTGTTGCTCAGGTTGCATCCTGGGCTGGAAATACGGCAGACGTTATCTGGCGTCACTATGCCAACACCACTCAAACCTACGAAATTCCTGTTCTCTAATGACTGCTTTTAATTGGAACGTTGCTCAGCTTGAGCGCGAGACGGCAGACGGTTATGTGTTTACCGTTCACTACACCGTTAATGCAACCGATGACACCTATTCTGCTGGTGCCTATGGTTCGCTTGGGCTTGAGCGTCCTGAGTCGGAACTTGTCCCCTTCTCGGAATTGACGGAGCAGACCGTTATCGGTTGGATCAAGGACAAGTTCGGCCCTGAAAAGGTTGCCGAAATTGAAGCAGCTCTTCAAGCTCAACTGGATGAGCAGCGTCAACCTACCCGTGCTGCGGGTCTGCCCTGGGTGAACGATGTCCAAGCCTAAAGGCGCCCTTAACAAGGTCGTCCACGTCCCCGGCCCCCCGAAAAAGACTAGACAGGGGCAGGGGCAACATTCCCTACCAAATCACTCTCGTAAACAATCACGAGGACAAGGCAAATGATCACCATCTTCGGCCTTAAGCTTTCTTATGAAGCTGCCATCTTCTTCGGACTCTTTATTGCGTCCGAGGTCATTGGACTGAGCAAGTATCGCTCCAATAGCGTTGTTCAGGTCTTTCTTAAAGTCGTCACTCTGCTGAAGCCCCTTCGGTCTGAGGACGACAAAATCCGTAAATTTAAGGATTCCCTCCGGTGACACACATCCTCCTGCCGGTTGCCCAGTACTACCCACAAACAGATAGTCGCACGGCCCACGCAGACAGGATGTGCTTCTCCAGCACGATGGCCATGGGTGTCAAATACCTATGGCCTTCCGCTTTGTCTGGGGTCAATGCTGACGATGACTACCTGAGAACTGTCCTCAAGTATGGGGACACCACGAACCCACAGTCACAGATCAAAGCAGCAGCCGATTACAAAGTTAAGGCCACGTTCCATAAGAACGGCAACCTCCAAAGCCTCTACGATCGCCTTGGTGCTGGCCTTCCGGTGCCTGTTGGCTTCCTTCATCATGGCCCTTCAACTTCACCTAGGGGCGGTGGTCACTGGATTCTTTTGATCGGAGCAACCGAAACCCATGGCATCTTCCATGACCCCTACGGAGAGCTGGATAACCTCGCTGGAGGCTACCCTCGCCGTGGTATTGGCGGCAAAAGTGTCAGCTATACCTGGAAGAATTGGCTTCCACGGTGGACACACGGCGGTGAAGCCTGGTTCATGGACCTCCGCCGCATTGAAGAGGTCAAGATTGCCCCCACATCTATTCCCTTTGAGAACTCTTGGAAGGGCGTAAGGGCCGTTGCCAAGGCCTGTGGGGCTAAGTTTCCAGAGGTTGTGGCAGCTCAGTGGGCTCTTGAGTCCGGATGGGGCAAGCACACCTCTGGAAAGAACAACTTTTTCGGCATCAAGGGCACTCCGGGAACAAATCAGGAAACAAAGGAGTTCCTGAATGGCCGTTGGACCACGGTTGTGGCCACCTTCAAGGACTACCCTACCCCTACTGCTTGTATCGACCACCTCATCACGATGTGGTACAAAGATTATCGGGGCTACAAGGGTGTCAACCGGGCTACGTCGTGGAAGGAGTGCTGTCAGCTGCTCCAAAGCGAAGGCTACGCGACAGATCCGTCCTACCCTAGCAAACTCATCCGCCTCATTGAGGAGAATAACTAATGGCTTCACTTACTACTGGCGGTACAACTACTGCTGGAACCTTTCTGAGCAGCGATACCACAACTGCTTTTGAAGTGGGAACTGCTCGTACCATTACACTTGGTGCATCCAGTGTCAATTTGGCGTTGACTTCAACGTGTCGGTTTGTTTCCCTTATTTGTACTGGTGGTACTCATTGTCATTACCAGATTGGAGTCGGTGCTCAAACTGCTTCCGCCACTACTCATTACTTGAAGACTGGTGAACGCATTACTTTGGCCGTTCCAATTGGCGCTAACATTGCTGCCATTCAAGGAACTGGTGCTAGTACTACCCTGTTCATCACTGAACTGGTAAACTGATGACAATGAGAGCCACTGAAGATCAATTCAACGAGCTTCACGGCCTCGTCACCAACGAATTGATCGACCGCATCAAGAGCGGCGTTGCCACCACCCAAGATCTTAAAGCCGCAGCCGATTGGTTGTCCAAGAACAACATTACAGGGCTGCCTGTGACTGGATCTCCTCTTGCTGCCCTCTTTGAATCACTCGAATTGGAGATGGAGGATGTCGAACGGGCCATCAGATGAGGACCACCAGGAGATTATCCGAAATATCATTGCTACAGCAGCATTGGGATTGTTCGGATGGCACCTGCTGACGCTTCATAACATTGCTAAGTCCGTTGATGTGCTTGTTCACCGAGCAGGTGAGGCAGATCAACGCCTTGAGCGCCTTGAACAGTACGTTTATTTTAACAATGGCGCAAGCAAAAAGTAAGTCCGCTAAGTATTATGCGGCAAATCCAAAGGCGGCTGCCAAAAAGGCTGCCTACCAACGCAAACTGAATAAAAAGCCCACCGTTAAGAATGCTTCGGAAGAGCGGTGGACAGAACGGAGACGGCGCGGCATTGCCAGCAAGGGTGGTGCCGACCTATCACATACAAAGGATGGCCGCATGGTGCTTGAATCGCCATCCAAAAACCGAGCCAGAAACGGTCACAACGGCAAGAGTACCCGCAAATGAACAAAGGAAACGCCAAGCCCCCCGGCCTCTACGCTAACATGAACAAGCGTCGCAAGGCAGGGACCAGCCGTCCAAAGAGCAAGAGCACGGTGTCGCCTAAGGCGTATGCCAACATGAAAGCAGGATTCCCTAAAAAGAAGAAGTAAACCACCGCAGTAGGCCTCATGCCTCTCAAAGATCCTTCTGAATACCTCTACTTTCTTAAGGCCATGACCGCAGCCGAAGCCAAGCGTATGTGGAGGACAGCCATTAAGGAACATTGGAACAACCAGTGTGTCTATTGTGGCTCATCTGAAAATCTAACGCTCGATCATGTCCATCCTAAGGCCAGAGGTGGTCACGACACTACCCATAATGTTGTGCCCGCCTGCCTAAATTGCAACCAGTCCAAAGGTTCGAACCACTGGTTGTCCTGGTGGGTCGGTCAAGACTCCTTTGACACCTCCAACTTTTCCAAGGTCCTTTCTTGGACCGCAAGCTAACCCTTTTTTGAGTGATTATTATGGCTACCAAAGCTGCTGAACTCGTTTCCGCCTACGGCGATATTTCCAGTGCCCCCGGCCGTCGCTGCCAGCTGGAAAATGTTAAGACCCTGGCCACCAAAACCTCTTCTGGTATCACTGCTGCCACCAACGTCAAGGAAGCAGAAGATGCCATCTATGCTATCGCCCTGACTGACAAGGCTGTGACCACCACCAGCGTTGGGCGTGCTACCCGCGTTGAGACCGTTCAAGGCCGCATCCTGACTGTTAACACCCTGGTTGGTGGTACCCTTTACACCACTGGCAGCTATACCGGTGTTGCTCTGACCGGCGGTACGGGCACTGGCGCTACCGCTAACATCACCGTTGCTGGTGGTGCTGTGACAGTCGTGACCATCGTCAACGGCGGTTCTGCTTATGACGTGGGCGAAGTGCTGAGTGCTGCTGCTGCCAACATTGGTGGTACTGGTTCCGGTTTCTCCGTTACTGTGGCTACGACTTCCGGTCCCATCAACGCCTGAGGTTAAGTATTATGGCTCCTAAAAAGAAAGGCCCGTCAATGCTGACCCAGCAGCGACGCAAAGCTCAGATGCAAAAGATCGCCAAGGGCGGTCCCCAGCTGAGCGGCACCAAGGGTGCTGGTTCGAAGCCCGCTGCTAAACCAGATGGCCGTCAGCCTCGTGCCATCACGAACGGCAACAGCCCTGCCATGCGTCAGATCCGTGCCAAGGCCGTTCAGGCGCGTCGTCAGGCACAAGGCAAGCCCGTAGCTACAAAGGGCAAGGCCGTGACTCTGCCCAACTCTGCCCGTGCTGGTCAGAACCTGCCCCGTCAAGGGGCCCAACAAATGCGTACCCCTGGTGATTCCGGTCAGGTGCGTGCTGCTGCCAAGCGTGGCCAAGAGATCCGTAAGGCTGCTCAGGCTGCTCGTGGTGCTAAGCAGGCCATGGGCCGTATGGGCAGCACTCTTGCTCGGGCCCGCCTTACCCGTGGTCCCTTGTCTGCTGCTGTTGGTGTGGCTGCTGATGCAACCCTGAGCCCTCTTGCCACCAAGGCCGGACAAGCTCTTGGTCGTGCGCTTAAGCCAGTTGCTCGTAAGCTGGATGATGCTCTTCCTGGCGTCAACAGCAAAGACGAAGGCCGTCGTCGTCGGGCACAGGCCGCTGCTAAGGGCTCCACGTCCCGCTTTAAGGGCGCTCGTGAGGCTGCCGTGAAGAAGGCATCCGCCATTAAGGGTAGCCCCGTTGTGGGTCCTCGTAAGGCGTCCTCCGGCGGCAGTGGTGCTTCTAGCTTTGACTCGTCCTTTGCTGCTGCCCGTAAGGCTGGCAAAAGCACCTTCACCTGGCGTGGTAAGAAGTACAACACCAAGATTCGCGGTGAGAAGTAATGCCCCTCTCAAAGGGTAAATCCACAAAAACAGTTTCTAAAAACATCCGGAAGCTTTCTAAGGAAGGCTACCCAAATAAGCAAGCAATTGCCATCGCCCTCAGTAAGGCTGGCAAGAGCCGCAAGCGTAAGTAAGTCTCACAGGGGTCTAGGAGCTTCTCCAAGGCCCCTTTACTATTGTTTAGGTGCATCCTATCATGACCGATAAAACAGCGGCCTTAGAGGACCGTCTGAGGGCCAGCTTCCCACTCTTCTTGACTCTTGTATGGAAGTCGCTAGACCTGCCTCGTCCAACAAGAGCACAGATTGCCATTGCCAGGTACCTCCAAGATGGACCAAAGCGTCTTCAGATCCAGGCGTTTCGTGGTCTTGGTAAGTCGTGGATTGCTGCTGCCTTTACGCTGTGGATCCTGTTTCGGGACAGAGACAAGAAGATCATGGTTGTGTCGGCCAGCAAGCAGCGAGCCGATGACTTCACCATCTTTTGTCAGAAGTGTCTTATTGAGATCTCTTGGTTAAACCACCTGACCCCACAGGACGATGACCAGCGGTGGAGCCGGGTATCCTTTGATGTTCGTGGGTGTCGGCCTGCTCAGTCACCATCCGTCAAAAGCGTTGGAATAACCGGACAATTAACGGGAAGCCGGGCTGACCTGATCATCTTTGATGACGTGGAAGTCCCAAGCAACTCTGCTACGGACCTCATGCGAGAGAAGCTATTGCAGCTCGTGACGGAGGGTG